TCTTGCTTGTCGTGATCTCTGGCTCTAGACTTAGCAAAGCCAGCTCGCGTCTTGTGAAAAAATGGTATGAACTTAAAATGTTGTTGACCGTGAACCTCTACACCTATTCTAGCATTTGGAATGAAAAAGTCAAGGAATAAAACTGATCTTTTTGAAGGTTTTGTAGATCCCGGCAACTTCACTTCTTCGTAGACGTTGTAACCTCGAAACACATCAGCAATAACCTCGCCAGCACTAATATGATAAAAAGACTTTGTAGTTCTATCATTGGTATTATACCTCTGTAAATTTAAATTATATTCTTTGCCATTCAGTCCAATTACCCGCATACCAAATCCCTTAATTGGTCGTAAACAAAATTTCTAATGTCTTCGTTATCATCTAAGAACGCCATTAATTTTGCCATACCTTGGAACTTGAATGCTTTTTCTACATCGGCAGGTTCGTTGGTTTTTATCCAGCTTTTTACTACAGGATCTTCTTGATTTTCCACAGCACAAGATATTGTATACCAAGCGCCAGCTTTATTAATTAAAGCCAATTCACTGGCTAATTCAGCAAGTTCTCTGGTTTCATCTATGCCCACCCCGTAACGAATGTAGCTGGCACAAGTGGAGTTAGGAGTTCCACCAGCGGAACTAGTCTTGATAACCCAGTTAGCCACTTGCCCAATCGTCTTGCCGTCAGAATCTTCCCATCTACCTCTATGCGTAATCGCCATATTGGTACTGATCTGATACTGTAGTTTGTTGCCGGAGTCAGCAACTTTAGCAGGCGCCCAACGTGATCCACCAGTGTTAGCGATGTTGTGCGTAATAAAGATAGCGATTGCTCCAGTGCGCTGGATATCATTGGCAATCCGCTTGAAGAACATAGCTAGCAATCTAGGTAGGCCGTTTCGCACATTCGCTCGAATCTCACCATCAAGCTCGTCACGAGGACACATACTAGAAGTAGAGTCACAGATTACAACCACATCCTCATGTTCTTTGATAATCTTCTCAATAATGTTTAAGTAATCTTCAGCAGCCAAAGTTTTGTCATCAGACGACTGAATGATATGAACATTCTCAATTTCTAAACCTTTAATCTGTTCTAAATTATGACGATCAACACGACCTTCAGAGCAGACGTAAAAGACCTTCTTGCCAGCGGCTTGCGCTTTTGCGGCAAAGTATAAGGCTGTGGTAGTCTTGCCGGTCTTTGGGTCGCCAGCCATTGCTACGCAAGTGCCTTCTCTCAAGCCTCCACCTAAAGCTAAATCTAAAGCTGGACTAATGCTGATAACTTTTAAGTTTTTTAATCTTTCCAGTAGCTCAATTCCAGACTCAACAACTTCTCCGTACTTTTTAATAATGCCGTCTACAGTAGCATTACCCGTTGTCTTCGATTTCTTTTTCGCCATTCTCATATTGCCTCAATTTTGATAGTAAGTTTTTCTTTCCGTAGGATTTATTCCTGCGCTTGGGATCGGTCTTGACCTCAAGTTTTTGTTTATTTTTATCTTCCTCTATTAATAATAGCTCGTAACGCCTAATAATCCCATAACATTTTGGATGATTTAGAGAAAAAATACTATTAAATTCTTTAGAGTTAACCGCTCTGACTAAAGCTCGTTCTCCAAATTGCTCAATCATTTTGTTTGCAGCAATTACCTGCCTTTGATAAGTCCACTTCCACTTTTTGGTATTCCAAAACTTGTAAGGCAAAGACCCCTCGTTTCGGTTTTCAGCATTCTTTTTACACATAATTTCAGCTACGTATGCTGAACAGGTGCAATACTCTCCAGTGGATTCATGTTTGTACTTACTCTTCTCGGTTCTCTTGCGTTTTTTCATTGTAAATCAAAGCCTCCTCAAAGCATTGTGATATAGGATCAGCCATTTCTTTTTCTATTACAAGTTCTGGTACTAGGTACATTTTTTTATAGACGACTCCTTTTTTTAAAACGCCAACTGTAAAATAATTTCTAGTTTCTGCACCCACCATACCCATTACAGAAGGTACAAAATAAACGCCCTCAGATTCTTCATCTATATCTATTTTAACAAGATGAGACCTGAATTGCAATTCCATTTCTGAAACTTTCGTGCCAAGATTATCACAAAGAGTTTTTATAAAAAGCCATTCCCTGTGGTTAGAAAAGAAGTGGTGATCCCCATTACTAAGCATCACCTTAACCCAAGTAACGTGCCTATTGTTTTCCTTAAAGAATTTTCTCCATCTATCCTGATCCATTATCTAATCCTTGTAGTACACCTTTGTGATCGTGGCGGCAAATCTCTTTTACCTCGATGCTCATCGCCCATTACAGATGCGTTCTCAGTCATCACTGTAGATCCTTTCCCATTACGAGCAAATTGACTCATTGTAGGAGTCTCTTTACTAGCAACCGGAGCTGGTCCTTGCTCCTGCTTGACAGCGGGTAATGTTTTTAAGAACTTATTTACTGTGCTTTTAGCACGATCCAAATCCTTACAAAGAGAAGCAATTGATAGATCAGTATGATTTTCGATGTAAAATTTCTCAGCCTTACTGAGTGGTCCTTTTTTAGTCATTTAAAAATCCTCTCTGTGCCTTGGTTAAGTAAACTGAATTGTTAGTTTTTAAGTAAGTCATATAGAAATCAAAAGTGTTTTTAGATACCCTTCTAGTAGTTGTATCTACGAACTTTTGTCGTCTTCCGTATGGGCCTTGCGGATCGAACAGTGACCCCTGATAAGTCTGTACATAGTAGGTAATACTGTCTGTGACTTTACTCTTTACCACCTTAGCAAAGTGTGGTTGCTTATGCCTATCTTCGCCGGTTAATTCTAATCCAGCTCTACCGAAATACATTTCTTCTTTTGAATCTTTTGGTGTGAGTTTTTCAATATATTTCATTTTCTACCTTCCATTATATATCTACGTTTTTGGTCAGCGTTCATTTTGTTGATCTCACGACTAGTAGCGCCTCCGTACTTGGAGTCGTGATACCACGGCCCTTTAGGTGTTGGGTTAGCCTCTTCTTGCATATGCCTTACTTCTTCAATCTCGCTTTTAAATTTCTTTGCATTTTGATCTGCTAACTTACCAATAGTGTCAATACTGTTCACCTTAGCCATAATCCCGCCAGTAACAATCCTAAACAATTTTTCCTCCCCACACTCTGGGCATGTTGTCAAAGCGTCATCGTGAAACGACTGCTGCACATCAACAAGTTGATGCTCACACCCAGAGCATTCATAATCATACTTTGGCATTAATATTCCTCCAGTGCGTTTAATACATCTCCAATAATACCATTTCTTTGTATGTCCTCAATCCCTAAGTGACATATCGCAACGCCACGAACGTTGCTTAATTTATCCATACAAATCTCTAATCCGCTTCTGCCTCTTAGATCGTTTTGGTTAATATCTCCATTTATGATAACTTTAGAGTTCTCACCCATACGAGTAATGAACATCTTAATTTGATCTAATGTGCAGTTTTGTGCTTCATCGAGAATCATGTATGAGTTATGAAAAGTTGAACCTCTCATAACTTCCAAAGGCTTGTACTGGATGGCTCCTTCGTTAGCGTACAAACCGTAATATGCTTGACTTAAAAAATACTTTAAGTTCTCCATCATAGGTAAAAGGTATGGAGCGATCTTTTCTCCAAGCTCACCCGGAAGTGAACCAATGTCTTTACCTGTGCAAACCAAAGGTCTGGTAACAATAATCTGCTCGGTCTGCCCGCGATGTAAGTGTTGTGCGGAAATACCGGCGGGAATAAATGATTTGCCAGTACCGGATGGTCCTGAGCATATAATAATATCGTTTTCTATGATTGATCTTATATACTCTTTTTGGTTTTCTGTTTTAGCCTCCAATGGGGTAATGCGTTGCTTGTTGCGATCACGTTTCATCTCACGTTTCTTTTGTCTATTAGGCTTCATTTGCCATCCCTAAATGTTAATAGTTATACTTATTCCAGATCATCCTCCTTAACGAATATTCCGTCCACCATTTTACCTTTGCGGTTTCTGATGTCAATCCAAGCTGTTGCTAGGCATTCAATGATATCAATATCATGTCTTTCCATAATATTAATCATTACAACTAACATGTCGCCCAGATCATCCCTAAAGTCTTTGCCTTTACAAATACTATCTGACAACTCGCCAAGCTCTTGCATCAGCTTCAAGGTTTGATCCTTGTCTGTACTGCCTGCAATCAGGTTTCTGTCGTGATGCCACTTTCTAATTTTATCAACGTAGTAGTCGATTGAGTTTTCGCTCATAGTCCTAAATCTCCAAAATCCATGTCATCCAAATCATTTTTACTAGCACCAATCTTATAGCTAGTAATCTCGTGTTCTTGTGGCGCAACCTGAACTGCTTCAGATTTCATCCAGCTTTCGGTCCAACCAGCGATTGGGTTCTTACCTACACTTTCATATGGTAGACCGATTGTTTTTCTGCGACTCATGCAAAGCCAATCAATGTACTGATGCAGCACAGTTTCATTGAGTCCAAGGATGCTTCCATCCTTCAACTGATAGCTCGCCCAAGCCTTCTCTTCTCGCGCTGCGCTTTCAAACATTTCGATAGCAGCGTCTTTGCATTGCTCTGCGGTTTTCATAAACCCTTCAGACTCTACGCTATGGAAGATCTTTAGGATCTCCTGAGTAGTTGTCAGGTGTAGAGCTTCGTCTCGCTTGATCAGCTTGATGATATCAGCATTGCCTACCATCTTCTTGTTCTCAGCAAAAGCAAAGCTGCAAACAAAGCTAACATAAAAACGGATAGCTTCTAAGATATTAATAGAGATAACAGTCATGTAGATCTGTTTTTTCAGATCGTTCTTGCTGTTGCCATCGCAAGCCATGCCACGCAGATTATCGTAGTCTTCGATAGCTACCTTGGCTCTTTTGATAATCTCTTTATCTTCATAGATACCGTCGAACATCTCACTAGAATCAGCGTACACATTCTGAATGATGTAGCTGTAGCTCTCACTGTGGATCTGCTCAAAGAACATCCAAGTAATCAGACAGGCTTCTAGCTCGCTGTTGGTTACATAATCTAACAGCGTAGGAACACCCCTACAAATCACACTGTCAAGCATAGTCTGGTATTTCAGATTGCTTGTAAAGATAAACTTCTCGTTATCGGTTAGAGTGTTGAAGTCATTACGATCTTTCTTTAGCTCTACCTCCTCTGGCATCCAGAAGTTCTCTTTCTGTTTTTTAGTAAGAGTTTTGAATACTGGATACTTAATTCTATCATATCTCTGTACGCCCAAGTCTTTACCCAAGAACAACGGTTGTTCCATAGGATCTACATTCTTTAGATTAAAAATAGTTTTCATTATCTAACCTTTATCTCCCAATTTACTCTATCAATATTTGTTACGTCTGTTAAATTAAATCCTCTTGGCGAGTGAACATTATCAACCACCAATACCCTAGAACCGTATGCACTTGTGTCCCTTACTATTGTAG